CATCGATAGCTTTTTGGATGTCATCGGCTGTTACTTCGGCTCTCCCTAGCAACTGACTAATTGGCTGTAGGTTTTTATCTTCTGGGTTGAATTTATCTGCCATGATTACTTTATTCTAATTCTACTCTCGATGGTTTTATCGGGCTTTTCGATGCTTTAACAAATTTAGAGCATCCAATGTTTTTATGAACTGGTTCTTGTAAAGAAGAAATTAATATTTCTGGCGGCAGTGGTTTTCGCATTTCCCATTCTTCTTTACTCATCTTTTTGGTAAGTTTACTTGACTTTTTATCTTTTGAGTTGAATTTATCTGTCATGTTATTTATCTCCTAATCCGTCATAAACTAATTCTTGGGTTTTTTCTGATTTATTGAGTTTAGCTTTTAGGTTACGGTTTTTAATTTCTAACATTTTTATCTTTAATTTTAATGTTTCATAATCAAACATCAGGCTATCGTATGAGTCGGTTAATTCGGCGTATTCGGCTCTCAAGTCTTCGATACTCAAATCTTCGATAATAGCGTCAAAGTTATTGTTATTCATGGATTTTCTCTTTAAATTAAATAATAACTCTTGACTGACAAGAAATAACTCTTGACAGTTCCCTAATCCACTTACGCTTCTGTTTCTGCTTCTGCTTTGTTAAGTTCACCGATCTGAGCTTTTAGCTTAGACACTTCATCTTTTAAAACTTCAATAACTTCCAGTTCAGTCATATTGGCGACTAGAACATGATTATTAGAATCGGAAACAACATAAGCTTTTAGATTTGTCATAATTATCTCTTGGTTTTACTGTATTTTATCAAATTTAAAACAGTTTTAACTGTAATAGAGAATTATCTACTGGTTCTTCTATCGGTTCATCTGGAATAGGTTCTATAGGTTGGTCTAGCCTGTTACAAGCTATCTGATAATATTCTAATTCTTTCTCGATACAGATATAATTTCTACCTAATTCTTTGCAAGCTAAAGCAGTAGTGCCAGAACCACAAAAAGGGTCGAGGACTATCCCACCCGGAGGTAATCCTAGAGTTATGAGATATTTCATTAATGCTAGTGGTTTTACCGTAGGATGAGTATTACCTTCACTGCGTTCGGATTTACTGGCTTTAGCGCAATAGAAAAAGCGGGCGGCAGAGCCTGAGTCACCGTATGTTTCAGCGATATGGTCTGTCTTGCTTCCGAAGAGAGGCTTGCTGGTTCGTATCTGTCCCTCTTTCATCTTTCCGCTTTTTGTCTCAGGAAACAACTCCACCAGCTCGTCGTTGCCATCGTGGATGAAGTTGGCAGGCCAGCGGCCTTGTGTAGTTATTTTACCCGTTCGATTACTGCCACCAGTGTCGTAACTTGATCTGTTTCTATCACGTTCAACACCATTGATGAAAACTGGCTTACCTTCACACCCCACACGACACCCATCGATATTAATCCCCCCAGTTCCCCACTGTAGGACATTTTCAGCTACCGTGCCAGTGAGAGGTTTACGAGCCACCGTAATCGGTTCAAAGGCTGGTTTTAGAGCAGTCCCCCAGCCTTGCCATTGCTTTGCGGCTTCGGTTGCGGGGACGGTGATGTTAACCAATATGCGGCCATTTGATGAAAAGAAACTGTCACCGCGCATATCGGAAACCTCTTTTGAGCCTACCACCTCCCGATTCGCACCTGCCATCTTATCAATCGCCTTGCTCACGTCAAGCGACTTCGGAAACCCCGACCCATAGACCCACATAATGGTATCTCTGATTTCCCAACCAGCGTCCTCGATCGCTACTGCCAATCGGTGAAAAGTACGAGTTCCCCCAAAAGCAAATAGGTGCGCTCCTGGTTTAGCGACTCGTAAAGCTTCAATCCAAAACTGTACACCGGGTACACCATGATCCCAATCTTTACCCATGAGCGAAAGTCCATAAGGAGGATCGGTTAGGATTAAATCAATAGAACTATCAGGAATATTTTTTAAAACATCAAAACAATCACCGTGAATAATTTGATTAATCATTTTGATTTATATTTATTTTTTTTTAACAGGTTGTTTATTAGTTTCTTCATCGGTTAAATCAGAGTCAGTGTCTTCAACTTCTCCCCCAGACATACCATCAATAGATTCACTCCATTCTGGCCACAGTATCCGATATTTATTTCTAGCATTTTCGGCATAAAAATCTAACCCTTTTCTGAGAATGATTTCTGTGTCAATTACCTGTTTGATAGCACCGCTAAGAAGCTGACACCATCCGTATCTCATCCTAGAATAGCGACGATCAGGCGACCGGGATAACTCTTTAGTTCCCCCTTTTGATTCTAATCCTGGGAAGAAATAGGTCGGGAATCCAGGGATAATTAGCTTGTACCGGCATTGCAAAAGAGTATCAATTAGCCCTGTTAAATCAGAGTTAAAATTAGCCATTTTACGAATATCTTGCCCAGGATAGCTGAGAATATGGTCGGATATTATTCCGCTTTTTCTACGGATTTCTAATTCTCGCTCATAAATTCTTTCTTGCTCGGTAGAAATACCTGGCATAATATGCAGAGTCGGAGAAACTCCTAAGTCATTAGATGCCCTAATCAAATTATCAAAAGCCTGTTTAACATCAGCCCAAGCATCTAAAGAAGCTAACCAAAGAGAGCGACCATAAAGAAAATCAGGTTCATGGCGAATATGACAGATTTTATAGGGTTCAAAAAAATAATCAGGGTCAGACTCCGAGACATATTTTCTTTGCTCGAAACCAATTAGTTCCCCTTGATCTGTTTCTTTTCTAAACATCTCAAAGGTAGGTAAATAAAGAGTCTTTGCTACACCAAAATCTTTAGACTTGTTGGCAGATAACCCTTCTCGTTCAATGCCCAACTCTAGAAAACATTCTCCTTTCCCTAATGCCCATCTTAGGGCTTTCTTGAGTCTATCCCCACCAATCATGTAGGTTGAAAAATTCTGCTTTCTTAATCTAATATCTTCTGCAATGGCAAATACTTCTGAGTTAATAGGAGTTTCTTCATCATCAAGGGTTTTGGCTACTACCCATCCCTGATCGTCTCCATCATCAGACGCAAAGGTATCAGAAGCGGCCATGTCAAGGGCGTGGATGACTTCATAGCACCATTGATTAAGTTCGATTAATTCTCTTGATATTCTCGGATCACGGATAGGATTTTCCGTAATCTCCAAATCGTACCGACGTGATACTGACACGATACCAGGTGAAGTAAGGGATCGCTGAGAGCCTCTTAATTTGTCATCCTTTTTCTTCTTTTTTGCCATTAGAACTGCCATGTACTATTTCTATGATATAAGAAAACAGACCATTTTGTTGATGGTCTGTTTTAAATCACCCAAGGAGAAATCTAAATATTAAAAGAATCTAGCAAATGTTCCATCGCTCCGCAAAACTTTTCTTTCGTCAATGTCGTCACTGCAAAAAAATAAATCGGTAGTTAACGCTTCCATTAAAGCCTTAGCCGCACCATTAGATATTACAATTCCCACTTTTGAAGTCACATCCACTACGTACCAATCCTCTAGGGGACAGTGAGTAATTGTAATAATCTCGTAACAGTTAACAAATTCTCTATAACCTTCTACTGTCTCTAGAATTAACGGACGAAATTCTTTTTTCATGATGACCTCTAGTCTTAACTAAATATTACAGGTTACTTTTTGAATTGTCAATATCTTGGATAAACTTTAAAGCCCTTTCATAATATCGGTTTCTTTCGGCTAGTCCATTTGTACCACCGTTGACACGACGGGTAATTTGTTCAACGGTTGCCCCACGGTCACACAACTCATTCATTTTGTTATTCATCCACCAAAACCCAGATGGTAAAAATAAATATCTTTCGCTGACATACGACCACCCCTGCATAACACGCTGATCATCCATATAGTTAGCAAATGCCTGATAATGGGCTTTGCCAGTCATTTGAATAGCATCTACACCTCTGAACTTTTTGCCGTCACCAGGTCTGGTATTCCCTAAGTCTTTTCGTCCTTCATAATTTGAGCCGTCGTGGATTTCTACCATGTACCGTAATCC